TTAGAATAGGGTGTTCCATGTTGTGAGCCCAACTACTCCATCAACTTCTAATCCTTTTCGCTTTTGATAGTTACGGACGGCTTTCGTCGTAGCGGCATCGAATTGACCAGTGACCGGTACCTTGACCGCGTTCTGAATCCGTGTGATGTCTTTCGTCTCCATCCCTTTCGCACCTTGATAGAGTGCAGCACCTGGGTAATCGACGATCGCTTCTTTCGTATCGGATTTAGTTGCCGGTTTAGCTGCCCGTTTTTTGACGATCAGTTCATTTCCTTTGATGATCGTCGTACCGTTTAGCTTATTCCATTTTTGCAGTTCATCGACCGAGACATCGTATTTCTTCGCGATGCCGATCAACGTGTCACCGGTGACGATTTTATGCGTGGACGCCTTTCCAGTAACAGGAACACTTGTTACTGGTTTTTCGGTACCATTTTTGGTATTCGCTGGCTTTTTACCTGCCCGTAATTGTGCGATAGTCAGCCCAAATGTGTACTCGAGGTGCGGCGCATCGCGGAATCCCCGCCAATCCCCACCCCACTCGAATCCGAGTTTCTTTGCAATCCGGACGATTTCTTTCCAATCAGCTTCCCCGTCCCGGTCATAGTCCGCAGATTCCGACCACGTGACTTCTAGTCCGCTCGGCGTATAGAGCGCGAAGTCGATTGCAAGTCCGTAGTTGTGGTTCGAGTAACCACCTGGTGCATTCGTAACAACCTTCCCAGCTTTCGTACGTCCTTGTGCATACAAGGCGTCCTGTTCTGCTTTCGAACGGTACGCTTGCGTGATACAGACGGGAACGCCCTGGGCATATGCGAGTTTGACGAGTTGTTTCCCCATTTCGCGGACGACCGGGTTGAGTCCCGGGTCGTCGAGTTTGCGGTTTGCTTTTTCCTGTACAAATTGAAGTGACAATGTCATGTATACGTCCTCCTTATAATGCCTTGTCTTGTTCTTTATCATCCTTGACCTCAGCGATACTCAGTTCGCTTGAAATCGGCTTTATTTGTTCTTCTTGCGTAGCTGCCGTTTCGATGATCGAGTCGACGGCACCTGGTTCCTTTTCACCTTGCAATTGCGTTAAGGCATCAACCATTTGTTGTGGCATTGGTACGTTCAATAACGCTAGGTTCTCCGTTACGGATAAACCTTCACGTGCGATGTAATAATAAAGTGCTAGCGTCCGAACGATTGGTAAACCGCCATTGATCAACTCATCAAGTAAAACCGCGATAATAATAACGATAAAGACGATACCCTTTCGGATACCGCCCCAGAACATGACGTCGCTATTCACGCGCTTATGTTTATACGCTGCTAAGAATCCAGTTAAATAGTCCACGATCATTAAAAACACTAGAATCTTCAATGCAGCGTCCCATCCTCCAAATAATGCTGTTACTACAGTACCTAGTACTGCAAATGCACCTTCGATTAAATGATGCGTTCTCATACCATCAACTCCTTTATCAGATAAAAAAAACGCCTTGTTTGGGCGCTATCAACTACTAAGTATTAAATTAATTGGCACTTAACCTGTAATTAAATCACCACGGTTTTCCTGAATCAAATATGCATCAATGCTTACTTTTAAGTCTGGTCGTTTTGAAATGACATAGTCATAAGTATATGCATTGTCAATAATCCGCTGTCCTAAATACGCTCCCATTATAGTCCTCCTCCCATCATCAACATGTCATCAATTGCAGATTGCATAAGCGTCAGCTGCTTTTTTAACTGGTCAAGTTCTTCCTCTGCTGTTAACGGACGGTCTGCATATTCGTAATACAGTCCGCTAGCCTGAGAATACTTGAGAATCGCTGACTTGCCTTGCCGGTTCTCTGGCTCTGGAATCGAACTCATGAGAACGCCTTCCGATTCCAGTTCCTCTTTCGTCTTACCTAGACCATATTCTTTATCGAATGGCATATAGTGAATGGATTCAACATCGTTTTGGTTCAGTTTAAGATAAATCATCTTCGTTCCTCCTTAAAATTTCAAACTGTACTCGGACACTTTGTAATACATTACCGTCTGCGAGCTATGAATACTTCGATAGTTCCCTACGTAAACCAATTTGTTGCGGTCTTCGTCCAAGATGAAAGATTTATTAGTATCGTGTCTGTATGCGGTAAGCAAGTTCGATGAAAGTGCTCCCGTGTGTACATTCGGAAAAATCATCGTGCTTAACGTGAACGTTCTAGTGTTCACCATATAAAGCATATACGCGTCATAATACCTGATCATTAAGAATCCTTTTCCCTTTAATTCATGGATAGTCAAGAAACTATAAGCGCCGAATAAAGGAATAGAACCAATCAGGTTCAAGTTTTTATCGAGCTTGTGGATGTTCACGCCTTGATCTGCCACATAATAGTGTGTAAGGTCTGAATGCAGCATAGTTTGAAATGTTGGTACTGTCACATAACCATGCATCGTCAAGGAAGGTGAGACAGTGTACGTAAAAGCCTGAGTCCCTGTCGTGAGTAGGATTTTCCCATCATCCAATACATCGAACATCCCAAAAGACGTGTTGGTGAAATTGGTCAATGTAAACACAGCCAATGGAGATTGGTTGTTCTGAAAAGTGCTAATTGGATACACGTATAGTAGTTTGGTGCTAGCTTTGTAAAGATAGATACGATCTCGTGCCTCATCAAACGCCAATCCATATTCACCACTAGAATTGGCTGAAAATGTCGATGCCGCTCCTATCGACGTGATGGTTCCATCCGCTCCAATAGAAAACATATGAAGACTGGCACTAGACCCGTTTATACCTGCGAGCACCATCCGATTTCGTGTCTTAAAAATTTTTAAACCCTTCTCAAAAAGAATGGTAGCAGTATATCTATATATCTCTTGAACTCGTTGCAATGCCTTTGTGTAACGCCCGACGAAGTAGTTGGTTGGGCTTGATTGATCAGCAAACACCCCATAATAATTCCCTAGAAAAGCCAGTGGTGTGGAACTCGGGAATGCGTAAGCTAATCTAGGAACACCGGCTGCTAAAGTGGAATCTGGACTAAGTAATACGTTATCTGATTGAATAGTTCCTAGATTCGGCATGTCATATATCCACCGTTCTTTCGAACCTCCGCTATAATCCCCACCATGATCTCGAATATCTAACATGCTTACACCTCCGATACGAGCGCACCATCTGCATCATACGAGAGCGTGTTGGTGACGGTCTTGCGGACTGTCGTGCCGTTCGGCTCATAATACGTGATAGTTCTCGTCGTATAACTTGGACTGGTACCGCCTGAGAGGACGGATGTCGCGAACAATGTATTATCCGTTTTTCGTCGGTACGTAACTGTCGTGAAAATTCCATTAGAGTCTTTATTTGATTTGATGACTTTCAAATCATCCGTCAAATCAGTCAACGTTCCTATCTGTGAAGTATTCTTCGTAACTTGATCCGCTACAGTTTTAACCGCTTTTGGCGTCGCTGCTAAAGCTTCACTTGTACTATCTGTCGCATTTGAGAGTTGCACTCTTCCTTTTTTCGCAACAGTTGCATCCTCTAGTTGAGATGGATCTACCTTTCCATCTGTTCCTAACGTAGCAACTCCACCGGGAACTCCTAATTCTGAATCGTCTATTTTGTTTTCCAGTTCTTCATGAGCAACCTCTATTCCAGTTTCCCACCGATTGATATCCCCTTCTGTAACAGGGTCATTTCCTTTCCAATCTGTTTTGGCTGTGTAACTCAAGCCTTCACCTCCCAAGTGAACACGAAATCAATCAACTGATCCGCGCCAATCATGACATCAATCGACTTCGCATTGATCAAATTCTGATTCTCGTCATACGCTTTGATGGACGTCACCCGTGAAATACCGCTCAAGCTATGTGCTTTGACCGTGACAAACGGTCCTTCCGCTACGATACTATCCTTCTGTACGATGATGGCGTCATTGATTTTGATTGTCTGAATGCGTTCTGCTAAGTCTGCCGCGATTCGTGATAGATAGGTCGTCTGTACGGTCATACAATCACCTCGTTCTCTGATTTGAGTACCGCCTGACCGACACGCCACTCGTTTACTTTCCGATACGTCCGCGCCGTGATCCGGACTAGGTCCACGATGCGTAGACTTTCCGCCGAGGAAAGTCGTAAGACCATCTCGAGATGTGACGGTTTTACTTTCTGGATAGCGGCTCGCATGTCGGCGAAGTTCTTCATCGCTTCGACCGGGAAGCTGATCCAGAAGGCGTATTCGTTCGGAATGTGCTCGACTCTCGAGATGAATGCTTCGAGATAGCTGTCGACAATTGTTTCGATCAATCGTTCATTCGGTGTCGCGCCCTGCCCTATCTTGGATTTGATACGCTTCCGCCGCTCTTCTTCCGTTCCGTCTGACGACTTGACTCGGTAATCGCGCTCCCATAAAGACAACGCCCAGGTTGCTCGTTCGAGGTCCAGTTGTGCTTCGAGCTCTTCTTGCAATGTCTCGATGATCATCAATTCCTTCGCTTGCGCTCCATAGATGGATTGCCAGACAGCCGATTGACGATAGACCGGATAGACGTGCTCAAACAAGCGTTCCTTCAATTCCTCTTCATTCATGGAGATTCACCACGCCTTGTGTCACGACGCGGTCACCCGGAACGACGACGTTCGTCGCTGAACCGTTCAACGTCAATCCGGTGTAATCAACCACACCATCGATATCGATCAACAGTGCACCGACCTTCGCATAGTTGACACGGAAGTCGACCACGTCATTCGTTTCCCATGCTCGTTGGTTCAACTCTTCTAAGTACACGGCCATCTTCTCTACGAACTGCGACTGGACGGATTCGAGCGAGACGCCTTGTAATTGCAACGTCGCTGTCACCTGTAGCGGTAATTCCTCTGAACCGACGACCGTGACCGTCGCACCGATCGGCGCATCACCTTTTCCGCGTCCTTCTCCTGCTACCGGGTCAATCTTTTCTTTGACGGCAGCAATGATGTCAGCGGTCGGTTTCTCATAGGTGATCGTCGTGATCAAGACTTTCACGGTACCGCGTCCTGCCCAGAGCGGGATGACCTTGACCTTCCCGACGCCGTCGACGCCAAGTGCCCACGTCACGTAATCACCGTCATTCCCTCCGCCGCGTTCTTCCGAGACATATGCGAAGTAACGGGAACGGTAACTGTCGTTGTCCTCTTCCTCAGCACCGAGCGTAGCGGAGACGGGATTCGTCACCGTGTTGATGCCGATGTCTGACGCGAGCTGAATCGCACCAGCTGGTACCCGACCGATTTCGCCCGCTTCGATCGCCACGACTTCGATCGAGAGTCGACCATTTTCCGGAATGATACGTTCAGTCTGATCGAGGATTTCAAACTCGATCGCCTCCTCGTCCTCTCGAAGGACGACGGTCGAGAACGTCGTATCCGCTGGAATGACGCTTCCCGGTGCTCCTTCGATATCGACGATTGCTCGAGCGGGTTGTGCCTCGATACGAGAAAGTGTCGGTACCCGATTCAGGACGACACGATCCAAGTCCTCATCTTCTGCCGTACTCGCGAAGGACGCCCGCATGATGTTCTGCATGTAGAGACGCTGCATCGCGAGTTGGTTCGCTACCGGCGCTTGGGCGTCATAGATATATGAACCTTCCCGCCGGTCCCACTTCGGGTCGGTCATGCTGAGCATCCGGTCGAGGATGACGTCCTCGTCCTCTTGCAGTGGTGCCGGGAGATCAGGTAGATCCAATAGATTCGCCATCTGGTCCTTCCTCCTTCAGTTGTTCTGTCGTCGTCGTTTCGCCGACGATCGTATTCAAATCGATCGTCGCCTCGAAACGCCGTTCTACTTTGATGACATCGACCTCGTCGACCGAGACGATGCGATCGTCATAAACGATCGTATCCATCAAGCTATCCGCGATGAACAGGCGCTTGACGTCGTCTGAGACGTCGAGACGCATGTCATCCTTCGCCTCGCACCCGTAATCCTCCGAATAGATCGGATAGGCATCCCGCGATGTCAGGATCATCTTCGAGATGACGTTCTTGAGTCCTTCGATGCCGTCGTCGACAAGAATTTCATCATTTGATCCTTTCACGAACTCACCTGTCTCGAAATCAAATAGCGGGGTCAACTTGCCCCCCGCTTGTTCCGTCTCTTCTTCGGCATAGACATCATCCACGTCGACTTCCGGTAATAGTCCCTCTTGTTCTTCTACGTCCGCCATTTTGTCACCACCATCCATTTTTCTGTCCGGTTCCGGATTGGCATCAACAAGACGTTGTCTCCCGCTGCCGTCACCATCGTATCGAAGACGTCTGCACGTGCCACCCGCTTCTCATCGATCATGAAATCCGTTGAAGAGCGAGCGCCGACATAGCCACCTTGTCGCACCGGTTGTAACACCCACTGGGCGCCGCTTGCTCCGGTATCGCTAATTGCCTGCAGAATGACGAGCTCTCCTTTGACGAAGAAGTGCGCATCCATGACGAAGGCATCCGCGTCCCGTTCGCCGACACCTGAAATGTTGACGACGAGCGGTTCGACTTGGACGACCGTTCCGATCAGGATATGTTCTTGTGATGTCGTTGGTGTCAGGAACAGCTGACTGAAACGGGTAGCTGGATCTTTCATGCTCGTTCCTCCTAGAAATTGATGTACGTATGCGGATTGACCGCATGGCTCTTGCTATAAGTCCACCGACCGCGGTGGAGTTCGAAATGAAGATGCGGCCAATCCGACCAACCGGTGTTCCCGACATAGCCGATTGTCGTGTTCACCGTCACCTTTTGTCCGACCTTCACCTTCGGCTTCGCGTGGATATGGGCATAGACACTCTCCCATGTCTGACCGTTGATCGAATGGACGATGTAGACGACCCAGCCATACGATGTCGACCAACCTGACCGTGTCACGGTGCCGTCCGCGACCGGATGCAAACGCACCTTTCCGGTCTTCGCGCGGTCAATCAGGATGTCGATCCCGAAATGACCGGCTGGTGTCTTGAATTGCTTGCGTCCCATCCAGCCACCACTCATCGGACGGACGAATGCCTTGTTTGATTTCGAAGGTGTCGTCTTCCCGTTTTGAATCCGGACCTTGTAATGCGAACGGATCTTATCCCACTCGCCTGCTTTTTGCCGGGCATCCGCTCGACCTAGTCCTTTTTCGAGAATGCTGATCTCGACGTCCCGCCGTCCGAATGGAATGCATTCCTTTGCCGGGAGTCCCATGTCAATCCGTTTGCCTTTGATGGCACCCCCAACGTCTTCCGCGAGATAGATACCGCTGTATTCCGGTTTCGCCCGACACTTGATATAGACGACGGAACCCATCGGTATCAACTTCGGATCAACGGCGATACTCCGCTTCGTCTTGAACTTGTTGCCGGATGCGGTCGTCCCAGTACCATTGATGCCACCTAGAGCGGGATTGTATGCTGTCGCGACCCAGCCCTTGCTGAACTTCAAGCGGATGCCTTTGATGGATTCTGTGGTATTGCCGAGACCGTCCTGTTTCTTCTGGACGTCCGGCTTTTCATAGCTGATTGACGGCAATGACGTGCTCACGACGGCGTCCGCGTCCATGACAGTATGATTCGGGTAGATCTCGTATTTCACGTTATCGAAGTAGTAGCCGTGTGCAATCAAGTCATCCTTCGACTTTATGTAGGCGTAATCACCGGAGAAGAAACGCTGCGTCCCTGACGTCGCAACATGACGGATCGTACGTGTCACTTTCGGCCGATCCTGTCGATCGAGGGTTTTCTTCGCTTCCCGCCGTGCATCGGCATCGTTCGTCGCATCGCTCTTGATGTAAGTCGAGAGTCGTCCGTATTTCTTGATGCTCTTCGTGCTCTTGGCGATACCGTCCGCTCGTCGTTCACGGTTCCGTGCCCGGACATAGTTCTTCCGGTCCTCGTTCGAACTCTCGACTTGCGCGTCCGTGATACCTTCACTGAGGACAGGCACGTTCTTCGGTCGACTTCGCTCGTAGATCTTCAGTCCTTTATCGTAGCGGACCCAGTACGACTTCTTCGTCTTCTTCTTGTCTTCCGTCAGAAGCGAGGCAAGGACGGAGTAATAGCTGTCGTATTTGTCCGCTCGGTAGTCGAGTGTCTGGCGATGCGTATACTTCCCTGCAGGCAGCAGTTTTGGTTTGATGCCGGCTCGTCTGCAGATCGTGTCGATTGCCTTCCGCGTCGTCGTGCCTTTCTTGAAATAGAAGTCGTCCTTGTTCTTGACGAGATAGAGCAGCGGATCGTACGCGGTGATGTTGATCACGCGATCCTTCCGCTTGATGACGAAGATGTGACCGAAGAACCAGAGTCGCTTTCCTTGCCGGACGGAGATATGTGCCCCATCCAGTTCCGGTAACCCGGACACGCGCATCAAGTCGAGGGACAGTTTGACCGCCGCTTGCGAGACGCTGTCCTCGAGCTTGATCGGGATGATGACGGATTCGCTGACGTCATACTTGGAATCGATATAGACGCGGAGATCAGCCATAGTACAACACCATCCCTGGATAGAGCCGGTTCGGGTTCTTGCCGATCGTCTTCTTATTACGGGTGTAGAGCGTTCTCCAATTGATTTTCAGCCGTTGAGCGATGACCGTCAGTGAATCATTCCGCTTGACGACGTACTTCTTCGGTTTCGAACTCTTCTTCGTCGTTTTCTTCTTCGTGGATTTACCACGCTTCGACGAGCCTTTTCCTTTTTTCTTCAGCTTGCTGACTTTCGGGTACGCGTATTCCTCGAAGCTGATTTCGAACTCGAGATCAGCTTGTTTGGCCGATCGTCCGAGCTTCGGTTTATCCTGCCAGGAACGATAGGAAAGGATGCGACAGCGCATCGTCTGCTTCGTATCCGTGATGGCGAGGGTCACGACCTCTTGTTTGCCTTTAATGCGACGCAAGGATGCATCCAGCGTTCGTGGTAGCACGAAGGCGCCCGTCTGATACGTTCGCTTCGTTCCCGGAAAGTGACTCGCTAAAGAGAACGTCCGGAGTCCGGTCGCCGTGATGAAGGAATACGTCTTTCCGCGAATCCCGTCGTGCGATTCTGTCTTCTTGTCTCCCCCGGATAATCCAAGACCCGGAGGCGTGACAGGGAACGTGAGCGTTCCTTTACTATGCTTGATCGTAATCAATACAACATCGCCTCCAAGTTATGTGTCGGTAGGTTCCGGTCCAGTTCTTCCATCTTGTCTGCGATGAACGCCATCAAGCGCATGCCGGTCTGCTCGAGCTTCACGGCATCGTCACCCAATGCACCGAGTTCATCCGATCCGATGTTGAGGTGGAAGACGTTCTGTGCTTGCGTATTTTGCGACTGGTTGACTTGATTCGTGATGCGTTTGCCTGTCGCGGATGGTAATGCCTGGCGAGACTGTGCCTTAAATGGCGTCATGATACCTTGAGCGATGACCGTTTCGGACATTTTCTTGAGGAGGGGAATACGTTGTTGCATCCCTACCTCATGCCCTTCTACGGTAGAGGCACCAATCGGTATGATCGTTCTAGCGGGCGAGTTGATTTTGAGCCCTTTGCTGAACCAGGATGGAATCAAGTCCGTTAACTCAGATACTTTGTCCGAGACCCATGTGAACCCGCTAGCGAGTCCGTCTACGAGACCACGAATGATGTCCTTCCCGATTGAACTCAAGTCAATGTCCTTGAAGAACTTGACTGCAGCGTTCCAGCCATCGTCGATAGCCGTCTTAACAGTTTTCATTGCAGAAGAAACAGTCTTCCCGAAGCTTCCGAAAACTTCTTTGACAATCCCGGAAATCGTCTGCGTCACTGTACGGAAAGTACTCGTGATGGCACTCCATGTCTTGCTGATCAACGAACTTGCCGCGTTCATGATGGTTCGAATGATGCTGCCGATTGCATTAAATCCAGTGCGTGCCGCACCAAGGATTAAGTTGATTGCGCCTTTGATGATGGAGACATATCCTTTCCACATATTCGAAATGAAGCCACGAACTGCCGAAAGAGCACCAGAGATATTCGTCTTCACGAAATTAAATCCGCCAGAAACCGTGTTTTTGATACTGGCGATGCCGCCTGAGAAGAACGCTTTAATCGCTCCCCAAAATCCGGAGATGATACCTCTTCCACTCGCCGCTAACAAGCGGAAGCCACCGAGAACCCGTCCGACGAGCAGTAAGTTAACATAGTTCCAGATGAACTGGATTGCGCCGAAGAACGCTTGTTTGACACCTTCCCACATCTTCTTGAAGTCGCCCGTAAAGAGACCGGAGAAAATCTTCACGACCCCGAGGATAACGTTCAATGCACCTTGGAAGACGCCTTTGATATTGCTCCAGATGCCTTTGATGATGAAGAGTACCGCCGGCATGATGAACTGGATGACACTCCAGATGCCTTGGAAAACGTTTTTGACCGCTTGCATCAGTTGTGCTCCGTCACTCTGCCAGAAGGCGCGGATTTTCGTAAAGACCGACTTTACTAGATTGACGATGGCAGTGAATGCGCTCGAGAGTACTGAACGAATCTTGCCCGTGATAGAAAGCACTTGTGCAATGGAGCCATTAGAAAGACCTAGCCTACTCAAGATACTTTTTGCCGCTCCATCATTTCCGACTAACGACGCAAAGACACCTTTGATCAAGGTGCCGACTTGTTTGAATTTTTCACCGACGGTCTTCGCTGCATCCTTCAAGAACAAAATCTTATCCCGGAAGGAGTCAATCTGTTCATGATTGAAGTGCGCGCTGATCATAATCTTCCGCGCCTTCACGAAGTCTCCTGACAACATGGCTTTCAGACCTTGAATCCCACCGCGAAACTTGTCGGAATAGGTCCATGCCGCTTTAAACCCGGCCACTAGTAGTGCGATGGTACCGACGACCGCTCCAATTGCTAAGGCGACTGGCGCAATGAACGGTGCCATGAGCGCGAATCCTTCGACCATCATCGGGAGTAACCCGACAAGGATCGCAATCCCTCCACCGAGTACTAAGACTCCCGCTAGAATGGCAGCACTCGTTGCAATCATCGTCTTCATCGGTTGTGGCAGTTGATTGAATGCATTGACGAGACTCGTGATGACCGTCGCCGCGGATCGAATCGGACCTTTCAGCCCATCCCCGAGCGCGATTTGAGCGGATTCCGCTGCACCTGTCATCTCTTCTAACGCACCTTTCAAGTTATCCTTCATCTTGTCTGCCGCTTCTTTCGAGGCGCCGGCACTATTCTCTAACGACTTCGTCATCTTATCGATTTCGCTCGGACCCACTTTAATTAGTGATAGGAATGCATTCGCAGAGTCTATTCCTACTAACTGCTGAAGAATAGATTGTTTTTGAGCATTCGTCATTCCTTGGAGCGAGCTTCTAAAGTTACTAACCATACCAGAGATTCCAACAAATTTTCCTGAAGCATCCAAAACATTAATGCCCAATTCATTTATTGTTTTACTTGCTTCTTTTGATGGGCTAAGGAGAGCACCTAAACCTGCTCTCAATGATGTACCGGCTTGCTCACCTTTCATACCTGAATTTGTCAGTAAACCTACAGCCGCCGCTGTTTCCTCTAAACTAATACCTAAATTCGAAGCCGTTACACCCGCATATTTTAGAGCGTACTGCATATCTGTAATATCCGCAGCCGTTCGATTAGCTGTCTCTGCTAAGATATCAGATACGCGACTCGCTTCTGCTCCTTTCATCCCCCAAATGTTAAGTGTGGATGCGACAACTTCAGCAGTTTGTGCCATATCTGCTCCCGCCGCTTCAGATGCACTGATGACTCCTGGCATCGCAGAAAGAATCTCTTTCGTCGTCATCCCGAGCGCGGCTAACGATTCTTGTCCAGCTGCTACCTCTGTCGCACTCTTCGAAGTAGCGGCACCAAGATCAAGCGCGGATTGTCTCAGACGATCAAGTTCACCACTCGATGCACCCGCAATGGCACCAACACGACTCATCTGTGCGTCAAAATCGACTCCAGTCTTCACTGCCATACCTAATCCAGCGGCGACGCTTAATCCCATGAGTGAGGCGGCGCCACCGACTGCAGTCAGTGATCCGGATGCTCCTTGCAAGCGTTCGAATGTCGTTTGTGTCTGTCTCGCATCCTCTTGCATGTTACGCATCGAGCGGCTGACGCGTCCAGAGACCTCCGTGAACATGTCACGCAGGATGATGGATGCCGTTAACGTCTGATTACTTGCCATTCATCATTCCTCCCGTTCTTCCACTTCCGCGTCGATGACGATCTGTTCGGATGCCATTAAGAATAGCTTCACGTTGTAGGGTGCGTTCCAGAAATCTTCCGGTCTGACTTGCTTCCGTTGCCAAAGGACATGCGCCCAGCGGAGTTCTGCATCTTCACCTTCGAGGATGCTCGCCTTTACTTTCCCATCGCACCGTCTGGCTCATCGAGTCCGGACAAAGCGATGACTTCCCGTGAAGCATCCGCGAGACTGACTGTTCCGAACAGTTTTGGGATGATCAATTCTGGCAGCGGAACCGGTAGACCGAGCTTCGATGCAAGGTCTGGACTCCGGAATGAGATTTCCGTCCGACGTGAATCGAGTGCCTTGTCTACGATTAAGCTGTTGTATTTCAGTTCATCGAGTTCTTCCGTAATCTGACCACGTGGACCATGCTTCTTTTTAATGGCTTCTTTCCGGATTTTGCTTTCTTCATCCGCGTCGAGGGCAGTAATCGGAATCTCGAACCATTTTCCGTCAATTGACATCATCTTGACGCTTCCTGCGCGTCGATTCGAGACGTCGATGTCCATCAGGTCGGAAAAGGAGACGTATTGCTTCTCCTGTACCACCTCGTTCTGCGATGCTTCGTCTACTTCATGTGCGTAACGGTCTGCTGTTTCCATGAATATGTATCCTCCTCTGAAATTGAAATGAATAAGGAGACCGAAGCCTCCTTTGTGTCCGTCTTATAGGAATTTATAATCGTCTGCCGTGAAGGCTAGATCCGTGTCACCCGTATCTTTGACCTTGAAGTTGACCAAATCGACCTCGTCGAACGTGACGCCCATCAATGCAATCTTTTCTCCACGAAGATCCGGATCACGTAATTCGAAGATGAGCGTCCGCGGAGCATCCGGGTCATCCAAGATACTACGACGGAATTCCGCAATCTTTTCTGTCCAGTGCATCTTGATCTTCCCGCTGATCTCCGAACCCATCGTCCGGTTGCCGTCTGCTTTCGCATTCCCGCGTTCGACCTTCTTCTTATTGAACTTGACCTTTGCTTCTGCTTCAGTGACCTCGACCATCGCACGTCCGGTTTCGTCATAGACCTGCCCGTACTTCCCGCGGAGAACTTTCCGCGGATCAAGTACCGGTAACTTATCATCATAGGATTGTGGCATCTGATTCCCTCCTGTTTCGTTTCAGCGACTTAGGACGCCGTATTGTTTGCGTAAATTTGCGTAGCCGTCCCGTAGACAGTGAACGCCGTCTTGAAGTAGGCTTCGGTCTTGTACGCCTGTTCCGTCGCGCCCTCGCCATGATAGCGGCTATCTGGGACACAATCATAGACCGGCTCGATGACTTCGATGTTCGAACTCGCGAGGGGTTCGAGGACCAGTTGTTTGATCTTCTCCGCGACAGCGTCCCGCTTCGATGGACTATTCGACTGGGAGCGGAAGTATTTCTTGAAGACGAACTCCTGCTCTTCCGTGATCAAGTCGAAGACGTTGATCGTCTGGATTTGTTGCAAGTCACGCAAGGCAGCATCCGGATCCGCATCCGCGTCGATGCCGATGAGCGGATCGAGTCGAGAGAAGTCCGTCATCGAGTTGACCGGTGCGTTGTAGACGACGTTCTTGCCTTCCGCCTTCAGCAACAAGTAACCCTCTTCAATCTTCTGGTTCGCATCGACGTCTGATAATTTCTCGAGATCGTCGAAGATCGTCAGATGACCCGCGAGTGAGCGGTTGACCGGAATCGAGATGGCCGCTGCTAACGCGAGGACGGCTTGTTGCGCTGGGGAGTACTCGACACCCTCCTTATACGCTTTCTGCATCGTCGAGATGGCACCATAGTAATTGACGTCCGCTGACGCGAGTCCACCGAGTGCCGTCTTGACGAATTGACCGTTCGGTCGTTGCGTCCGGACGAAATCAAGGAACATCGCTTGGATCGCGCTATCCGATACACCGTCATGGATGATGGCATTCGCATATTCCGTCTTCGCGACTTCGAGGAACTCCCCGTAATCGAGTGCCGTCACCGCTCCCCCTGAGTGTCCTGCCGTCAACAATTGCGCGACGACGTTCGCTGGAAGGGCATCCGTCACCTTCTCGACGCGGATGTACTTCGAGTTCGCCGCAAGCGCGACAAGATCGTCGTTCGATGCGAATGTCAGCTTCTCGAGCTGCAGGGCATTCTCAGTCAAGAGCAGTTCCTTCTTGTTGTTGTCGCCGATGACCGGACGGATCGTCACCGCGAACTGGTTCCCGCGTGCACCTTTGTACCGCGCCTTGACCTTGATCGACGTCAAATCGAGCGAGGCTTCTTTCGCGGCACTTGCTGCTAGACGATAGACCTTGATTTCCTTCAAGGATACGACGCTCGTCCCGTCTTCCCGGATGAAGGCGCTGTTGAGGAACGCATCCTGTAAAAGGAACGCGGATTGTCCGCTTCCGAACGCGGTCTTCGCTTCATCCGTCGAGCGGACGGTCACGATCTGGTTGATCGGACCCCAGTCTGCCCGGACAGGCATCAGGAGCGTGCCACGTGCTGACGATTCGACGCCTGACGTTGTGGCGATGTTGAACCGGACATAGACGTCCGCTTGTCGCTCGTGGCGACCTGGAATCATTGCTTTTGCCATGGATCATTGCACCTCTTTCTGTTTGAATGCTTCGATGCGTTCGATTGCATCCGTTTGTGACATCTCCGCCTGCCCGAATAAGGCACCGACGACGATATGCCGCGGATAACCGAGGGAGGCATGCGCCGCGATCAGTTCTTCCGCCGGGTAGACTGGTTCATCTGAAACGATCGTGACCGCTTCGTTGACTTGCTTACGTGCCATATGTGTTCAACTCCTTGTTAAATACTGCCGTATCGAGAGACGGGAGTTCGACTTCTCGTTCCGATACGTACCGTTGGCCGATGACTTGGAAGTTCAGCGCATCGTCCGAGATGAGATTGTTCGCAAACTCGCACTCATCCAGTTTTCCTTCTGTCTCAACCCAGTCTCCCTCAGCCGTGACGCTGATCAACGGGATTTCTTGACAGTTCACCATGAGCATGGTCGCAATCCGCGAGACGAACTCTTGCATCTGCTCGGGTTCATCTACGAAAAGCGTACCGAGAATCATGGGTTTGTATCGGTACCAACCGGCACTGAAAATCTCAGGTGTACCTCGCGGTGGCGCCAAGACGAAGAAGGGACGTTCTGCCCCTTGCTCGACTGGGCGGTCATAGCCGCGGACGTTGGTGGTGTCCTGCACGAACTTAAGCACGGATCGTACGTCTTGGACACCTAACTGATCACTATCAAAGTAGCTCATTGAAAAATGCCTCCAATTCACGATTGATGAAATCCTGACCGTCGCTCTCGAATGAATGCCATGCGTTCTTGAAGAAATGCTTTCCCATGACGGTCATCGGTCTCAACCACATACCGCCGTCATGGTCCGGACGATATTCGAACTTGTCATTCTTCCATTCACCGGGTACGAATCGCCGGGATTGCCGGTGACCATTCTCGACCCAGTCCGCATATTCGACGTTCGTGCCGAACACCAGTTTGATCCCTCTTATTTTCTGCATCTTGAAGATGGAGTCTTCGCCATCCGTTCCGCTTGATGCCGCTGCTAACGAGTTTCTCAAGCGTCCATCCATGACCGGTGCGACAGCCGTGACGCGATTTAAGAACGCGAAAGCGGTCAGTTTCCCGATCCGCTCCAGCTCCTCATCGAGTTGTTCACGTTGTGCATTGAAGCGGTCGAACATGCCGTTATCATGCAACTCGAACTTGAAGTCACTCATGCGCTATCCACTGCCTCGACCGGAATCTCGTAATGATGGATGCCTAGACGATCATGGACAGCATAAGGACGTCCGCATGTGAACGTCCCGTATGCATGTGATCGGTCTTTCGAGTAGATCCGCAGTTCGTCACCCGCTAACAGCGGTACTTTCGTATGGACGAGGAAGCGTCGATTCAGTTCATTCTGCTGATAGGACACACCGAGCCGGTTCTCTTGCTCCGCTAAGCCGACCGCGACATCATGCAGGACTTTCGTCCGCGTCGAGGTCGCATTGTACTTCGCGGACGACTGGACCATCCGGAAGACATCCGCTCGTTGGAACAAGAGAGACTCATAGGGATTGAACGGGTTCATAGGAATACCACGCCGGACGACTCTGGTTCCGGTTCAGGTGGTGGATTGAGATACGGTTCGAGGAAGAGCAATGCCTTGTTCAGGTATTGGTTCGTCGACTCGAGCGTCTCCTTGTAATCCGAGCGTTCGACACTCTTCACCTTCGGGACCGCCTCGTCCATGACGAGATAGCAGACCGCTAGCTTTATCGCTTCCGGAACTGGTAATGGAACAGGAATCTGTTTCACTAAAAAACGCTGCTCGACCTCGATGATCGAGCGTGTCAGAGCAGCGGCTAATTCTGTTTCAGGTAGGTTACTTAGGGTCGGGAGCTTTTCCACCGCTTCCGTCGTCGTCATTTGAATCATCTTCGACACCTCCGTCTAGCTGCTCGATCACTCCAAGCGATAGCAAGTGTTCAGCGACTGCTTTCGTGACTTCGAAGCGAGAACCCGGCTTATGGAGTGCTCCTTTGTACTTGATATGCGTGAGAGCCTTGACTTTCATATCATTCACTTCCTTTCGATGGATGGTAGTTGCGATGCATCAGACGTTCATGTGGAAGACTGCGTTCGGACGTTGGAGCGCCGGGAATGCCGCTTCACCGACTTCGACGATCTCGTCTTTCGTCTCGAGCTTCTCCCATGGATTGACGAAGATACCTGGCTGCCCTTGGCGTTCGACCGTCGGACCGAGTGCCGTGTACCCGAGTTGTGGATCCATCGCCGTTCCGAGCAACACGATCCGGCGCTCTGGTAGGTAGCGTTTCGTCGTCGCACCGTCAGGTAACGTGATGACTTGGTCATTGACCTTAATCGCTGGCAACATGTTCGCCTGCAGGTACTCATCGATGTCACGTGGTAAGACGTTTCCGCCCGCTACACCCTTGATGGCGCTGATCGTGCTCTTCGCCTTCATGATTTCGCGGAGTTGTGCGAAAGGCATGTGGATCTCAAGCGGCATCTGACCTGCGTTCTTGTCCTTGAAGACGAGCGACGCTTCGATCAAGTCCTCGAGCGGATTCGCTGTATCGGCTTGATCCCATTTATCGGCACCTGTCACATTCAACTTGTTCGCGAGCGGGATACCGAAGTCGATGTCGAGTTTGACGCCGTCATGATCGTAGACAAGCTTCCCTTCATAGACGGCTGCCGCTCGGAGTAACTCTTCCGTGTGCTCGATGCCGATCCGGAGATCCGCGACGTTCGTCAAGGCACGGTCGATGAGCGCTTGCTTCTCCCGGTCATTGCGTCCGTTCATGTACTCCAGCTGATCTTTCTCACTGAAGCGGATACGGTGCTGGATCTTCGCGACCTCACCAAGGGCACGTGCCACTTGTTTTTTGTCGCGGAACGGCGCAGGTGCACCGAACTCGCTGAGCGACGCTGCAGTAACGCGCGTCTGGTCGATGATGTCGTACATGAAGTTCGTCGAGAAGGATTCCTCGAGCGGCAAGAACGAGCGGAGAATCGGTGTGAATGGTACTTTACGGTTCTCAACTAGTCCGAGTAAGGCTTGTGGTTTGAATTCGTCTAATGTGAGGAATGTTGGCATGTAGTTCAACCCTTTCTATTTTTCAAATGGATTACTGGAATGAAATCATCTTAGCGGCTGTCTTGAAGCCTGTCGTGATGCCGGTACACTTCGATTCGTTGAGGTATCCGCCGATGTAGCCGATCCCGACGACGTCCGTTCCATCAAGGACGAGTTCACGACCAAGAACGGCCGCTTTACCAGTAGCGGCTTTCGCGTCATCCCACGGCTCCGCTTTCTTCGTCGCTGTGACGACGAGCAACGCCACTCCTGCTTCTAGGCGTCCTGCCGGGAACTTCGTTGAGTCAAGCGTCACGTTGATCGTCTTTGAGCCGACCGTGTCCGCTAGAATCTCTTTTCCGGCTGCGTAATTCTTCGTTACGGGTGTTAGTTTCATGAGGAATCTTCCTTTCGCTTCGTAGTCTTATTGTTTATTCTTTCCGTTCAAACGCTCCGCTAGAGACTTTCCGAGGTCGTACCCCTCTTTCGGTGCTGGCGGATTACCACCGCCTGGAGGCGTCGGTGGATGCGTCGTCGAGGACTTGATGAGGTGAGGCTTCGCGGTCTTCACGGCTTCGAGCGCTTCCTGGAGTCCGTTCACGTTCCCTTCGTCGTCCACTTCGATAGCGGAGCGATCAAGGAACGCTTTCGCATCTGCCGGATCGATGAAGTTCATCTGCGTTGCCAAGGCTTTGACTTCCGCGTTGATGATGCGTTCGTTCGCCTTGTCGTTCGCGGCCTTGATTTGCGCTGCGACGTCGCTGTTCTCGTCGATACCGAGTTCCTTCTTCAGAACAGCGATTAACTTATCTTTGTCGTCACTCTTCTCCTTTGCATTGGTACGGTGTCGTGCATTCTCCCGACGAAGTTTCTCAATCAACTTATCCTTCTCATCGAGTGGCGGATCATTTGGTGGATTGTTCGGCGGATCGACTAGCGGGTCAGCCGGTGGATCATTTGGTGGATCGTTCGGCGGATCCGCTGGCGGGTCATCCGCGAAGAACTGAATCGGGAGTTTCAGACGATAGGTTGGTTTCAACGGTTTTGCTGTTTCCATGTGCAATGTCCTCCTAGTTCGCGGCACGTGCCTGACGTTCCGCTTCATACATCCGTCGATACTCCTGGTACGTCGGGATGTTGAATTTCTGTTGATACTGAGCAAAGGTGTCGATGTCTTGTGCAATGCCGGTCGAGGTTCTGCCATCATTCAGATAGATCCGGACATTCCGACGGCTGACTTGATTGAATCCTTTGACGACCGGCGTATAGGTGACGCGGCAATTCGGATGCTCGATGTCTGGCGCTGAACCGATGGAGTCCATCTTATAGATGCGACCATCAGCAGCACGACAGACCGCGCATGTCTTCCGGTCGAGTGTCTCGAGACGACGCATGCCTTCGATGCCGTCCGCTCCATGATCCTGTATGAAGTCCTGAACGGATTTCTTCTTCGCGGAGTTTCCGGCAGCGATGATTTCAGACCGTACCAGACGTTCTGCTTTATAGGCATCCGTCTCGAGCATCTCTTTCAGACGACGTGTCGTCTTCGCGACCGATTCACCGCGCATCATCGACGAGAGCAATTCCTGTTGGAGCTGCTTGCCTAGGCGTGCCGTATTGTCCCAGATGCGATTCGAGAATCGTTTTCCGGACCAGTCTCGATTGACAAGCGACTGGATGCTTTCCTTGTCAAGCAATGGCAAGACGGGGAACCTGCCCTCTCCTTGCATCGTCAACAAGTAACCCGCGAAAGCATACTCCTGCATCACCACGGCGTGTAGGATACTGTCTGTCATCGCGACAGTCGTACGAGCGAGTTCTTCGATGTGGACGTTCGTCTGCGCAAGCAAGGTTTGAATACGGGCTTGCTGACTGTTGAGCTTTCCCCAGTCCCAAACGAGTTGGTCTTCCCCCGATACGTCAATGGCAAGAGAAGCGATGTCCCCTTTGATTTGACGCAAGAGTTCCGCGTAGCCGCGGAGAAGGACCTTGATTTCCTTGTCCTTGATTTTGATCAGTCGCTTCTGCTGGTCGATGACCATCTGATCGAGTTGTTCAGCTGTCAAGAGCATGGCTTATTCCTCGTCGTCTTTCGTCGAGCGGTTCTTAATCTTCTTGTCCGCACCATCGATGTAATCATCAATGTTCTCGAGATCGACTTGTTTCCGGTCTGCCTTTTGTCGCTCAAGACGTTCCTTCTCTTCCGTCGCATTCTCGACGAGCGGATTCAACTGCAGGATGGTCTCATCCGAGATGAAGTCCTTCAAGCCCGTCAGCATCGTGACGTATTCGCTAACGTTGATCGGTAGGTTCCGGTGAACGGTCCAGTAGATCCAGCGCCAGTTGTATAACATCGACGTGTCTTGCGACTTCGCGACGTTCTGCCACTCGGTGATGGTGTCCTTCCCTTCAATCATCCAGTCCTTCGCTTGGATGCCATAGGTCAGGAGCATGTTCTTCCGGCGGTAATACTCGTCGAAATGAATCTCCCGTGCATTCGTCGCGATCTCGAGCGGTGCATACATCTGTTGGATGGCGACACCCGACAGATTACCGTTCGCCGTATCCTTGAAGATTTTCGGGAGTTGCGCGACATCGAAGAGCCGCTCCGTCAATTCCTTCAGGTGCGCGACGATTGGTTTCTCGTCAATAGGCGGTGCGAGGTAATCGATGACGGCTTCCGGATTCTTGGAGCCGACCGCACGCGAAGTCCGCATCTTCGCCATTTCTTCCGGTTTTGGAAATTCGCCGATGAACTTGAGGAATGGATCGTTGAAGACATCCATCTTGTTCGCGTTATCGCTCAGCGCCCGGTTGATTTCATCGATGATCGTGATGCTCGGGTCGTCGATGGCCGACATACCCATTGGAATATCCGTCGTCGGTGGTGTCTGTGCTTCATCCCCGCGGAACCACGCAATCGGCACCATCGGGAACTGGTGATAGGCGACTTTCACTTCTTTTCGTGGATCCTCGACGAGATCGGTACCGTCTCGCTTCAGGTAATAGACATGGGTGTCGTCGTACCACTCGACGTATTCAGCGGTCTCTGTCGTCCCGTTCCGTACCTCTTCTTTCGTGTACCGATGAATCGCACCGATGATGTCGCCGTATTCGTTCGTCACCGGGAAGAGACGGTTCAGCGGGTAGGCACGATAGCGGATGTCCAGACGATGGTCGAAGTAGAACAGGACACCTGCTCCACCTGCCGTCAATCCGTTGCGTACGGTCGTGAAGTCGATGTGATGATCACTGTTATCCTCGCGGACGTCCTCGAGCTTCTGCCGGAATCCCTTCAGTCGTTCGAGATCCGCGCCGTATTTACTGGCTGCACTATCCGGTACCTCGACGCTGACCGGCTTCCCGACCATATAGTCGGTCGGGAGGTTGACGATCAACTTCGCATAATTGATGACGAGGCGATGGTTCGGGTCGTCCGCTCGTTTCGGTTGTCGGACGAGTACGGCATGCTTTCCGTCATAGTAGGATTGCTGCAGGACAATCGATTTTAGCAGTATGTCGTGTTGTGCGATGTATTGGTTCAATCCTGCCCATTTGTTCTTCTGTAGTTCTTGCGTGAGCGTCGTCGCTTCCACGCCACCGCCTCCTTTCTTGTTGAATAATGAACGTAGCCATTCGATGAATGAACGCCACATAGTCTCTCACCTCACTTAAAATGTCCGCTCGAAGGCGCTGAAGCCTTTGCCACCCTCCGGCTCATAGAAGCACAAGGCGAGGGCGTCCGCGCGGTCAGGAGATGCCAGTCCGCGCTTCTTCATCTTGTCCTTCGGTTCGACCTTGATGACGCCTTTGCTGAGGACCCGATACTTCCGCGTCGTCAGCTGGGAGACAAGCTTGTCGTCCTCAAGCAATTCGAGGGTCGATTCCTCCCCTAGCATCCGGCGTCTGAAGTTCGTCTCGAGCAGATCGCGTAGGTTACCCCACAACTGATCGCCAAGCTTGTCATAGACATCTGGGTCATCCGCTCTCGATCCATTGTTGATGCCATGGACTTCGAACTTCTGCATGTTATGGGTATCGATCCATTCGTCGATACCATCCGTGACACCACCACCGACACCGGTATCATCGACCTTGAAGACGACGCGAGGTGCTTGTGGGAAACGATTGAGCGTGTTGCGAGCGAAGCGGATGGCTTCTCCCGTCGTCTCCGTCGTCCCTTTCTTGCTATGGGTATGTCGTGCGACGACCTTGTTCCCGACACGGGCATACATGACGGTCTCATCATCCCCGTACCGGGCAACGTCGATCCCGATATGGATATCCGCGTATTTGACGGGTGTCACGGTGACATTGATGGCTTGATCCGTGAATTCGAGCGGGATATAGGCATCCGCCTCTGCTTTCGGGAAATCACCTAGGACGCGGACACGGTAAACGTCCGAGTCTTCGTTATACTTCTGCTTCAGCATCTCGATCGTGTCTCGTGATGTGCGCGGACTATCGAGGGAGCTGACCTTGTGCGTACTCCAGAGATGCTTATCGCGGTTATGGGAATCAAAAAAGACCCCACTCGTTCGAGTCGGGTTTCCGCACATCAAGATTTTATTCTCATCCCCGGTCAATGTCCCGAGGATGGCTTCCATGATCGGATCAGCGACACCGGATGCCTCATCGACGATGAACAGCATGTAGTCTTCGTGAAAGCCCTGCATGTTCTCCGGCTTCGTCGCGGTACGAGCGGTAGCGAACCACCGTTCTTCACTCCCGATCATGTAGATTTTCGTCTTCGTCCACTTCAGGAGCCGCTTCAACAGTTCGGATTTCTCCATCCACTTGGCGATTTCTGCCCAGAGGACGGTGAACAGTTGATCCTTCGTCGGAGCAGTCGCGATGACTTTCGGGTTCGGTCGGCATGTCAGGTACCAGAGCGTCACGACAGCTTCAAGCCCCGTCTTCCCGACACCCTGTCCGGAGCGGACGCTGACCTTGTTCTTCTTCGATAGATCGTCGAGTACGCCACGCTGCCATTCGTCCGGATAAAAACCGAGGATGTCTTCCGCGAATGCCGCGGGATCGTCCCAGTAGACGTCGATGACACTGGCGAGTACGTTATACGGTTTCGTCTGCTTCATGGCGCTTCCACCTGTCGCTTGCGACGTCGTTCAGCAGCGGCAAGGATACCGTCTTTCCAATCGGTTGTCGTCTCGTCATCCGTATCCGTATTCTTCAGCTGTTCGACTTCGAGTTTCAGCTTCTCTAGCTTCAGGACGCGTTCCTCGTCTCCCTTGGTCAACTTCTCATAGGAGCGGATCATCGCGTCGAGCCGTCCCATCGCCGTAGCAAGGGAAGACATGAACGTCGCTTGTTTCTCGTAGGCGAAGCGGATTTCCCATTCGTCCTTCGATTCCCCGCTTGCGCTCAATTCTTTCGACATGTCGTCGGCATTGCTGACATGCATGATATTCAGAGAATTGATGATGTTCGCATGCATCAGCTGGATCTGGTCCCAGAGTAAATCAGCGGGATTCCGTTCCTGCGTGCCATGCATGATCTCGAGGATGGATTCCGGTATGTACTGACGGAACAAACCATGGAGCAGCGCGTTCTTATTCCCTTCCGGAGCACCGCCCCAGTTACCCGCGGCGTTCTTGTTCCCCTTCGGTGCGCCACTCTTGCGTCGTTTAGGAGCGCTCTCTTTCAGTTTAGGAGCGCTCCCTTTGCCGTCCGTTTCTTCATCATCCCAGCGGTCCGTCGATTTCCACTTGCGAATCGCGCTCGGGGAGACATCCATCTCCTTCGCCAGGTCGACCAATTTATATGTCGGATCCTGCTTGATGGCGATGCGCCACTTCTCGCGAGCCTCATCCCGCCGGGGGTCTCTTGGTCTCGCCACGCTCCCACCGCCTTCCTAATTACTGGATTGTGTTGTTTTTCAGGACGACCGATGCCCTCGCTTATGCCGCTCTTTCATCATTCGATGCGTCTGACGCTTCGTTCCTGATGCGATAAGGCGATTCACATACCAAGACGTGTCCCGCTCGTAACGTGCCGTATAGCTAGGCTGAGGGGCATCCGCTACTAGAGTCGTGCGTACCATCTTCCGGAGATTGTCTCCGACTCTTCGTAGAATTTCTTTCACCATGTTCCATGCACGTTCGACGAAATCTATCACTACTGTTTTAAGTGCCTCTCGAATCGTTTCTACATTCATCTCTGTCATGATGTCTACCTCCTCTCTTATGCTTTCCAACGAACCGACTAGGTCGATTCCCGTCCGCTCGTTGCAAAGCACAAAAAAGCACCCCGAAGGATGCTTGGTGATTAATTTTCTTTTGCTAATTCATCGATTGCTCCAGTAATCATTTTGCCTAAATCACTTAAGTCGTTGCCAAATGCCGCAATAGAGGAAAGTCGCGTTAAAAGTTCTGTTAAGGTTCTTTTTTTCTCGCCATTAGAAGCTTCCATATCCACCATCACTTGAACAAGAAAACGAATCAATGCATTTCTTTGTTCAATCGCATTTTGGCTATCTCGAAGCAATGCTTCTAACGTTTCGACTTGTTCTTTCCCTACACTCACCAACTCGTTATGTCGCCTTAATTCTTCACGTTTACCGGCATTCAACGAGTGTTGGATCGACTCAAAGTCAAACGTAGCTCTAGTACTCGTACCCATAAGATTCTTGGCCACTTGCTCTTGATTCTTCAATGCATCGTACATCTCTTGATCAACTCTCTTTCTCATCACCGCGTAACGCGAATCAAGGTCAATCGATAAAGAGGCAATCATTTTATACGGATCTTTATCAGACATTTAACCACTCCTTATAATTACTTAAATTACATTATAAGGGATATTTGTTTCGCTATCCAAAAAATCCTATCAACAACGCACGACTACTCCGCCCTCACGCTTCATGGCTTGCTTCACGTTTTTTCTGGCTGCGTCATACGTTGTTGGCAAGAAGCGAATCACTTCATGCGTTTGATTTCCTGTTTCCAGAGATACTTCAACCAGTCACTTTGAGGAATCTTCGTGACAGGGCCTGTCCGTCGATCCTTCCGACGCGGACTCACTTTCCAATGAATCACGTATGGTTTTCGTTTCATGCAATCACTCCTTATATGTACAAACATCCGGATGAGACCGATCATTGCAAGCATCTGGGGGAATGACATGGAACCGATCGATAGGCTGACTAAGGGAGGTCAAATTCACTCATCCGGATATTTCTGCATACAAAAAGCGCCCTGTATTTTACAAGACGCTTGGTATGTGAGTAATGCTTATGTCCTGTAGAACAATGCAACCGTCGTCGCACCCGCTTCGTCTACATGGAAAGAATATCACGTATTTGGCAAGTTTTTGTATCAAGATTGTATCAAAAGAGTATTAAAAATGTATCATATTTTATCAGTATCTTTATTCTCTGAGTTCTCTATTTGGCTAATTAACAATTCCATATATTTTGTATAAGCGACTCCAGCTTGTTGTTCTAATTCATGTATCTCACTCAAATTAGTTTTAGTTTCACTTTTTCTTATATCGATATTTACCTCTACATCCTTTATCTCCTCCATTTGAATGTATATATTAATATAAAATAATTCTCTCTGTATTTTTTCCATATAAACTTCTAGAATCTTATAATAATAATTATTATTATTAATAAAAATTCTATTGGCTAATATGTTAGTCGATAGCGCTTGTAAAGATGAAATTGACTGGTTTAATTCGTTTTTTAAAAAATTTATTTTTTCAGTTCGATTATTAACAATTTGGTCTATCCATTTTAAATCTTCGTTATTTTTTTGGTCTAATTTTGGATTTCTTTCGAATTTGCCAATAATATACCTATTTGATATCTTATTATGCTCGCTATAGTTAACTATTAATTCCGTTTGCTCATCTAACATAACGCTTAACAAATGATCATATTTAATTAGTGTACTTTTTATTTCAACTAAATACTTAAATAGCTCAACATTTTTTTCTATTTTTAAATTTAAGTTTATTCTCTTCCTTTCAAGTTTATCATTCTCTTTAGCTGCCAACACGATTTGATTAGTTTGACTACTTATCTGAATGGTAGTGATAGTAATAGCACCAATAATTCCTAGTATGGCTCCTAAATAACCACCCCAAAAACTCATCCAAGAATCTGCTTTCAATGAACCTATATTTAAAAAAGAACACTCCATAAGTCTCCCCACAGAATAAGGAATACCCAAAATAACACCTAAAGCTAGTAAAGTAAGTAAAAAATATTTCGTTTTTGTGTTAACCTCAAACGCCTCCTCGTTTTCCTTAATCAATTATTTTTAAGATTTTTAATCGTAGAATCAAGATCGCCTAATCGATTGTTTAATGCTTTGATTAATTTCTCATTTTCACTATCTAAAAATCGGTTATTTATCATAATCGAAAAATCCACATTAAATTTTCCTCTTTCTTTTCTTTTTGCGTCATAAAAGGTAATTAGAAAGCTTGGGTATTTTTCAATGTCATCCATATATGCTTCAATATGAGAATCAACAAATAATTTTAAATTCTTTTTAGGAGCTAAATTAAATCTTGACTGCCCAGTAGTTAATGGCATTGTAGTAAAGAATTCTTTTATCTCATCGTTAGCAACTTTGACTTCAATTTTCATCGTATAATCTTTTGCTAAATTTGTACTGTTATTTTCTATAATCAAAAAAAACATTCCGTTTTCATTTTTAGCATAAGGAACTAATTCAATTTTGAAGTGTTGATAGTAAAGGGTTACACCAGACACTACTATTGCAACGAATGAAAATATAAGTGAGAAATAATCTGTTATTTGCATTAATAAATCTCCTTAATTTAATTTGATAATTATTTAAGGATACTACAAATCATAGAATAAATTACATTATAATCCTTTTATTTTTTTCTATTCTTTGTTGGCGGCTACAGTAAATTTATAATGATAAATAATTATGATGATTATTCAATCTTAATTAAAATAAAAAATGCCAAGCATATGCTTGGCATTTTTTATTTTAATTATTTTTCAAGCGATAATCGTAAGCTTACCCGCTTCGTTGTGATCGTATAGCTTTTCCATCAAGTAATCTTCGATGTTCCGAATGGCTTCGTTCTTCCATGCACCACCATCTGCTTCGAATAGAGCGACACGCAGACCGTTTTGCATCCGGAGAACGAACTTGCTTTCCGGCTGATCGACTTCGATGAACGTCCGGTATGGTGCGAGTGTCACTGGATTGACGACCTTGACGTCTGCGACAGTCGCGACGCCCGTTTTCATTGTCACCGCTTGCGAGATGCCATCGTCTCCAACACCTCGGACATTGTCTTCCTTGAGGTTGCCGACCATTTTCAGAATCAATGCTTGATCCTTGTTCGGGACGAAGACCGACTGCAGCTTGATATTGATGTCTTCCGGATCATAGTACGAGTCGAATCGGAAGGACGGGACGTAGGCACTAGCTTGGATGTAGTGATTCCGATTCTGATCATCGTTGAGTTTGCTCATGACCGTGACCGTCTCCGGATCTTTAATGTGGATGAGTAGCGGTTCGTTCGTGTCAAACTCGCTTTGGATGTACTCGACGAGTGCCGTCAGCGTATGAACCTGAAGTGCGCTTGAAGTTGGTGCCTTGATAGCATAAAGTTCGCGGTCTGAGACAATACGACCGTGTACCTGAGTAGTTTGGAATTGACCGTGATCCTTGATCCAGTTGAATGCGTCTTTGAGTAATGACATATGAACAGCTCCTTTGATTGTGGTGGGTTGTGTTGGGATTAAGCGCGTGAAGAACGTGCGTCTCGCAAGTCGATGACGACTTCGTTCGGGTATTCTGGACTCTCTTCAATCGGGACACCGACGTCGTTCGCGATATCGCCATTCTCCGTGATCATCATTTGACCTGGCATGCTCGACTTGAGTTCTTGACCAACTGCGTTCCCTTCGCCATCGACGTCGATGATAATCTTCGAACCGATAGCACGTGCTGGCGTCAACGTCGTCTTAACGCTGATGTCGACCATCGCAAGGTCACGCTGTTCATCCGCTGACAAGGTCATCGAGATCGTCACCTTCCGCTTCTTTGTCGGATCCGTGTTGAGGTCCGCGATATTCGCATAGACTTCTCTTAAGGCATTGTTGACACGTTCTGCGAATGCGCCTTCCGCGAATTCGTTGAGGTTGATTTTAGGTTGTGGCATGTGATTCCCTCCGATTGGTTGATTGTGATTGGATGATGTCGTGGATCTGGAGCCGACCAATTGGCGTCCACGTCATCGTGGTCTTGCAATCCGCGCTACCGTTACGGTGCATGAACGGATATTCGTTGATCGTGACGAGACCGCGCTTCAAATGTGCTGTACAGAGTTCCCAGCTCCCGTTGACCTTCCGCTGGATACCAGCTTGCTCGAGGAGAGCGTTCAGCTTCCTTGCTGACATGCCGTATCCTTTCGCGACTTGTGTCGTCGTCATCGAGCGTTTGTCGGCTAGGATGCGTTCGAGCATTGGATCAGGATTCATGTGTATCGCTCCCTTCGAGTTCCAGATGGAGTTGGTTGCCGGTATCGGTCTGTCGCCGCAGCCATTTTTCCTTACAGACGGGTCCGATGCCTTCCCTTTGACTTTCCGTCGTCGTGAGCCGACGTCCGCAGACCGGACAATAGCCGGTCCGTGACTTCGGTGGTCTACGTTTCATGACGCAGACTTCGCGGTATCGATCAAGCGCAACAGCATGCCTTGCTCACTACGGAAGCGCGGGATGCGCATTTCCTCATAGCGTCGTTCCCAGTCCTCTAGAATCATCCCGACGACCGCTTCCTCGTCCGTCTCGACTTCTGGACGAAGCGCGTCCATCTTACCCATCATGTCGATCAGGATGACGCGTTGTCCGTTCCCGCCAGTGCCGAGCATGTGGTACTCGTCCTCGACGAGACGGTAGAGCGTGTTGAACGTCACCTTCTTCTCTTCTTGCCCTGCTAGTTGTGTTGTTTGTTCCATGTCATTCGCCCCATTTCATGATTAGTAGTGTTCCGTTGCGATACTCAGATAGTCGAGCAGGACGCCGTCTCTCGAGACGACCTCGCTCGTCTGTTCCTCGAACCAACTCAACGGGATCGACTTGCGTTCGCGTTGGTTCGCCCAGTCCAGTGCGTCACCGCTCGAGAGATAGAACGTCTTGCCTAGCTTCTCGAAGTGGATCAGCAGGAATGCCATGCCACCGAAATCCTCGATGCGTCGGAGTTCATCGAATTGATGCGTCTCGATGTTCTTGAGCGGGAAGGAGGTCGCGTTCTTCGTCGATTTCGCGTCGAACGAGAGGTACCGCCCTTGATGCATCCCAGCGAAGTCCAGTCCGCCTGATTTTTCGAACCAGTACTTGCGGACCTTACCTTCCTTGTCGAGCTGGACCTTCGCTTCCGGAAAGGTCTTCCGGACGTGCGCGACTTTCTTAAGTCTGTAGTGACGATTCGACATCTCGAGCATTGTCTCGAACCGTTTTCCGCGGTTGGCATGGTGTCTCATTAGCATCCTCCTTCCAGAATGGGTTCGGCGTCTTGTCCGCAAGGAACAAGGAAACGCTGCGTGGTCGTTTCTCTTTCAGTCGTTCGTAGCGATAACGCTTGAAATCGATGATCATGTCAGTCCTCCCAGATACCGAAATGGTCGGCGACGGTTCCGAGTAGCTTGTCCTTCGCCTCGTAGTAGGTGTTGCGGTTGCCGTAGCGCATCATCTCGATGACGACGTTATCCGTGTACTTGAACTTTGGACGGAATCGGAGATCCCAGATTTGATTCAAGTCTGGATCGGTCTCCTCGAGTTCCTCTCGAATCCGGAGCAAGAGTCGGTGTTCTGCTTCTGCTTGCCGGAGTTGTTCGAGTAGCATGACCGCCTTCTCGACGTTGCTCGACGGTCTCGTGTTGCGTTGTACTTCGCTTACCTGATACCCAGCCGTGATGGAAGGTGCGCTCCGTGCCTTGAGTGATTCGATGCGGGACGGGAGCGTGAACAGGCTTCTCAGCTTGTTCTCGACCAACGTCCGTTGTGCTTTGGTCAACTTATGTGCGATGAATTCCATCCTGTGCCGCCTTCCCTTTCGTGTTAGAGTCTCAGCGGTCTCCACCCTTCCTTGATCAAGCGTTGCGTCTCATGTTGTGGTGCGTCCGGGGTGTACAGCACTATGTACTGGCTCTTCTCGCGACGCTCGAACAATTGGGGTCTTGATCCGCTGTATTTTATGCGTGCTCGACGCTTGGCCATCGTGCCGTTACCTCGTGTTCCTCGAGGGCATGCCCTTCGAGCGTCCACTCGCGTCGTTCGTTCGATAGCATCACCGCCGTCGTGATCGGTCGTAGTCCTTCCTCGACCTTGACGAGCTTCCCGTCGATCAGCGTATGCCGACGGATCTGGTTCGAGATGAGCAGGATCTGCTCGTGCTCGAGCGTGTGTTTCCGGAAGACGAGCGTCTTCATGTCACCCCTCCTTTTTTCTTCCGGTCCGGCAACTCGATATATGCCGTGTGTCGGGTATTACCGTGACTGCTGACGTATCGCTTGCGACCGGTGTAGTGTTCGGTCTCGAACTCCTTCTTGTTGTGGAGATACTGTTCTTTACCGAGGAACCGTGCACCGCGGCTCTCATGCTCCGCGATGCGACGGTCCAGACGTGCTTCATCCGTGTCTGTCAGTTTGATTCGCATCCTGTTCCTCCTCGAGACATCATGAATTCCGAGTGACGTTCCAATCTGCTTGGCATTCTTCCGGTGAAAATCCTTGATAGGCTGCACGATAGAAGTTGTCATTGCCGTAATGACGGACGTGTTTCGTCAGATATCCATCCGGTTCAAGTGTGATCCGGATCGTACCGCCCTTGATATCCAGTTCGGCTGAGCGGATGCTTCCGGCGACGATTTCTTTCATGGCGTCGAATAGGTTCATGCCCTTTCCCTCCTGTCTCGTCTAGACAATTGTCGAAGTAGTTCCGTGACATCGGCTTGCCGTAGAGCACTTTCGCCGCTTCGAAAGTCACGGTGTAGATGACGTGCTTCTCAGCATTCGGAGACCGTCTGGCGATGCCGAGGGTGCAAAGGTGCTCCCAGTCGGCGTTCGCACCAATCGATCCGTAGTAGTTTCGCCACGGCTTCTTCCGTTTGTTCAGACCGAGCGCGTATCGAAGCTTCCGAAGATGCTCAGTCGTCAGCCGTTCGATGATGTGCGGGATGCTCAACTCCTTTCCGGTGTCTCGAGCGATCGAAGGAGTGCCGCGACCTCTTCGTCGTCAGGGACGTCTGATGTGAACGCCTCCTTCTGCTTCGCTTCGTGCGCTTGCCGCTTCGCCTTCTCTTTCGCAAGCCATTCCGGTTCCTTCATGCCGGACGATGCATGACGTCGACTTCCGCCACGGGTCCGTTGTCGTTCACGGAACTGGTTCGCTTGATCCTTCGCTTGTTCGACCGTCTGGACGCCTGCTTGTGCCCAGGTCTTCAGGATGCCGGTGATATAGGTGTACTTGCGGACGTTCGAGAGCGTCGCCGTCTCGATGGCGAACTGGACCAGCTCGGCGCCATAACTCTTGACGTCGTCCTCAATCTTCTCGATCGTGAACGGTGGCGCGAGTGGTTCGATGTTCTTTCGGTAGAAGTCGATCAGTTTCGTCAGTGCGTCTTCCGCGCCCGCGTCTACTACTACTAAATCTTTTAGTTCTTTTGGTTCTTTAGTACCTTCAATACTTAGTAGTGTTCGATTTTCCACTTTTGGTTTTTCCACTTTTGGAAAATCGGATTCTGGTGGGACCAGTTTCTGATTTTCGCATTCTGGTGGGCTTGGTTCTCCCTCCGGTTCATCCGGTTCTTCATTTCGTCCCTCGTCGGTATCCGGTTCTTCTGGATTGCTTGCGAACACCGGGCGTTCATGGACGACGAACTCCCATTCCTTGAACTTGCCTTTCTCTCGGACAGGGACGCGCTTGACGTAACCAGCGTCCGTCAGTTCTTTGATGGCTGATCGAGTGCTCGCTCTTCCGTCACTCGAACGATTGACAAGATCCGTTTCCCGGACCTTCCAGTCGTCCGGCAATCCCATGAGATAGCTGTGCAGTCCCTTTGCTTTCCAGCTCAATGTCTTTTCGTTCAAGAGCGTCTTGTCGAGAACGACATAGTTGTCTTCCTTCTTGATGCGTATGATGGACATGTAATTCACCCCAGTGCTTTCTGTGACACGTTTCGTGTACGTTCATTTGCTTCCGTGATCCGCGTCGACGCGGTGTGGATGGCGTTCAAAGCGCTCCATGCGGCTGACCCTTCCGGTACCGCGTTCGGGAAGAGGACGTCTAGTTGTTCGATGAAATGACGGATCGTCTCTGCTTCCTGTCGGATCACCTCATGCGGATCCTCCGCTCGTGTGCGGCTAACTTGTATGACTCTCATGGTTTCCCTCCTGTCCGGAGCGTGATACACTAGAGTTCCTACGCTAAAGTGTGTCATCGCTCTCTTGAGTGATGGCATTTTTTGCGTCTTCCGGTTCACGTTCGAGCCAACGGAGGAAGACGAATGCAAGTGGCGCGATGATCATGACGAAGAGCCAAGTGACACCCGCCATGTAGATGAGCTCTGGTGACAACTGGTTCACCTCCTTTCCAAGCGATTCTTCAGGACGTCGAACCCGACGCCACCGAGGGCGATGCTGAAAGCGATCAAGCCGAATCCATAGATGACGTATGCGTTCATTTCAGTTTGTTCGGAGGATCCATCTGAAGCAGATGCATGTCGAACGTGTCTTCCATCAGATGCAGGACGTACTGTTTGTTCACGGCGTCGATCACGATGATCGGGTCATTCTTGACCATCTGCTTGAACTGGACCAACGCATCCGGCTGACCTTCTTCTACCATTTCCTGGGTCACATCGACGAGAATGTTCGATACGACGTCCTCAACATTGATGAGCGGCAACAGTGTCGGATTCTCATAAAATCGCTCCACGAGCGTATTAGCTAATACATCTAAATTGGTATAGAGCTTCATGTCTTTTCTTCCTCCCTTTGTGAAATCATTTCCAGACCTCTCCGCGTCCCCATGCATCCAAATCCACTCTGTTGTAAAGCTTGAGCTTCGAATTTTGCGGAGTATGATAGGGAATACCGTCGCGTATCGTATATTTGTCGAGGGTCGCTGCATCAATCCCAAGATGATGCGCCGCTGCTTGTCGTTGCATCCACTGAGGTTGTATGTCACTCAGCTTACGGATTGCGCGGTCTGCGCTCTCTTCCAGTAGATGTTCTAGTTGAATCTTGGATAATGTGATAATTTCTATCGCATCCATGAATGAACTCCCTCCTTCACACAAGCGCCGGGCGCCAATTGCTGACGTACTTCAAGGCTTCGTCGAATTGGTTCTGCCGAATGTCGCGGTAAGAGGCGACGGCGAACGCACGCTTGATGTCACTACCGAATCGACCGTACAATTTCCCTTTCGTGTCATACAGTTCCGATGGTCGCTCATCTAACTCTTTCCAGACATGCTCCGCACGTTTCTTCTTAGCTCGTTCAATAGCAAGTTGCTGTCCATAGTCGAGCGTCATCCGCTCATCAATCTTCTCCGTCAGCACGGTAATGGCTGCTTCCGTCTCCTCTTGCTTGACGAGCATTTGCGATGTCGCGGCGAACAACTCTGCAAACGGGATACCCTTCGGCATTTCATAAGATCCGGTCTGGCGGATCGACGGAAGAACGTCTTCCATCACCCAGTTCTCGAATTTTTGTGCTGCAGGTAACTTTGAGTTCGTGACGAGTCTATAGACATCTGGTTCTCGGATAACTCTCGTTTCCTGTGATCTACCTAAGTTATCGATGACGGGATGAAATATCCCCTCACCTTTGCAATGCCGATTGACAGCTTTATGCGGTTCTTTATATCCAAGAGCCTTTGCTACGTCTGAAGCGACAAATAGCGGATTTGTTTTATCGCCGATCATGCGAATAGAGTTTCCTTCGAACACTTTTGTTAGCTGATTCATTATTAACCTCCGTATGATTTTCATTTTTAGAAATTGGGTAAAAATAAACGAAAAGTTTTATTGCAGTTATAAATTACCGATTCGGTAATTAGTCAACAAAAAAATATTCAATTGGCTTACCATACAATCTAGAGAGCTTCATCAAGAATGTTGATTTGATTCCTCGCTTTCCAGCCTCAATCCTACTAATCGTTGCGGCTGACTCGTAACCTGTAAAATCAGCAACTTCCTTTAAAGAAAGATTCCGTTCCTTGCGAGCATTTCTTAATTTTTCAAGGTCAACTTTTGGTTCCGGCAAATGAATCACCTCCTTGCTTATTACCATATCGGTAACTTATGAACTCAATATACATTACCATTTAGGTAATCGTCAATACTTTATTTCCAATTCGGTAAAAACAGTTTTCCGTTTTGGCAAAAATGATATATTTGAAAGGAGATACTAATATGGAGTTGATACTAATGGAGAAAGCTTTTAGAGGGGATAGACTTAAAGAACTGCGTCTGAATCGCGGATGGGCACAGGATGACACTGCATTGAAGTTAGGTATAACACCTGCGACGTTATCAAGATTCGAGACTGGGAAGCGTCAACCGGATCCATCGACTTTGGTTTTATTAGCGGACACATTTGATGTCACTGTAGATTATTTACTTGGCAGAGTCGAAGATCCTAGAAATACTTTGAACAACTACATTGAACATGTCTCTAAAACGAACAAACTGATCGGGATGCATTTTTCAGAAGAAGAACTTAACTCTCTTGATCAAGAAAAAATCGATAAGATTGTAAGTTACATGAAAGACCAAATCGCTTTAGCGATATCAACCGGAATAAATGATAAGACTAAAAAATAAAACTGATTGACGCCAACTATTCAGCTGCGTCAATCAGTTTTTTTAGTGAACTGTGCCATAAATTCGTTTTAGAGAACTCAGATTCAATCTCACTATTCACAAAGAGAACGTATGCGCCTAATTCCTCGCTCCAACATCCTTTTAGCGGAATAAGACCATCATTTGTTTTCAACATCATTTTTTCATTGCCAGAGTAATCCATCACAACTCTCCTTTAAACAAGAACATTTGTTCTATTCGTTTCCATCATTATGCATGACGCATAATCCATTTTCAAGCAATACCCTGTATTTTACAACGTTATCAATTCGACACATAACGACAATCATGCATTTTTCTTTTTCTGTTTTTCATAATAGATTATAAAAAATAGTACAGTTTTTTGTCGAAATAAAAAAAGGATGATTTCTCATCCTTTACAAATCATCTCAATTCTTCTGTGAGAGTTACCGAAGATGCTAATTTTTCGATGTTGTCCTTTAGTATATAGCCATCTGAAGTGCGGGAGTCATTTAACGCCATCAAAGAATTTTTATCAAATACATACTTTACTATGAAGATTCCATTCTCATCATCGATAAACAAAGCTAGTTGATCTAGTTTCTTATCTTTATCTAACGCTTCTTTAACAACAGAAGCAGCTAAGTGCTTGGATTGACTATGGATTTGTTCCAAAGATCCACCAATAGGCTTAACACGCAACATAATAGTATGGTTTGATTCATTTAGAGCAGAAAAGTTCTTTTCTACTTTTTGAGTCTTGAAGATGTAATCATTTCCGATTTTCTTATAGAATGACGTAATTGATTGCTTTTTCGGTGTCTTTATCTCCATCTCTTCCTTTTTTGGTTTCTGAGGCTTCGACACTTCTTTGTCGTTACTGATTTCTGTTTTTTCTTTTTGAATCGTTTCGGGTTTCGCAACTGCTTCCTCTTCATTCCCAACGAACAGTCCGACTACGAATAACAGCATAAGAGCATATACACTAATTGCAATCGCAGACTTCCAGATGGATCCGCTGCGGAAACCTAGCACCTTTTGGATTGCCTTCCGCTTCTTAAGAATGATTTGCTTCTGTTTCTGGATTTCCTTACGTATCTCATCACCGTCATATGCCCTCGCGATGGTTAAAACAATGTCTTTTTCTTTTTCATCACTGTAATAAAAAGACTTCAAGAACAATTCATCTAAATACATCTGCTCGGGTAATGCATCCCATTTTACCTTTTCAACGAGTACGAATGTACCATCTTTCTCCTCGACAAATCGAAGTCCGTCACTTTCTTGTACGATATACCAATCGACACCAATTCTTGTCTTTTTATAACGTCCGCTCGCTATATTTAGACCTGGATATTGTTCTTTGAGACGTTCTATCGATGTTTTTTCGACTTTCTTCGCCTGTTCATCCTTCATCTCGCTCATCCTCCTTCAATTCATTATTCTCCCTTATATATTCGGATTAGTATTGTAATAGTTTCATTATTTTACTTAATTATCTAATAATTTCTTTTATTTATGGGAATCTTTTCTATTAAATGTATACTGAAGTAAAACAGTGAAAGGAATGAGATTTATGGATTCTAAAGAAATTCGCCGCATCCTGAAATCAAATCATCCTGAAGGGTACGTAACGAGCGGACAGCACCAAAGTGATTCTTACAGTATTCCCTATTACGTCGTTGCGACTGCTAAAGAGGGGCTTTTCTTCTATGTCAACAGACGTGGATCGCTCGACATGGATCTTCACTTACCTTGGGCAAAAGTTCCGGATACGCTATATCTCCGAAAGGATAAGAAAGACAAGACATATCGTACAAAAGAAGAATTATTACTGACGATTTTCGTCGGTGATAAAGAAGGTAAAATGGTAGCTGAACTAATCGAGGGACGTCGGAAACTTTTACCTTGGATGAAGTTCCCTTGGTATCGAAAGATTCCTGGATACCGTAGTCAGGTCGCTTGGAAGATGGTCATGGCTTCCATGTTCTATTTCTTCTTCCTCGGAATGATTTTCGCCAGTGCTTTAGAGGATGTTGAAGATGATACTAAACAAGCCGTGAAGCAACCCGTCGTTCAGACAGAGGCAGAAGAAGAAGCGAAGAAGTCAGATTCTGAAGCCGCAAAGAAGAAGAAAGCTGAAGAACTAGCTGCTGCTAAAAAAGCTAAAGAAGCTGAAGAGAAAAAGAAAGCTGCTTTAGAAAAGAAAAAGGCTGAACAAGAAAAGAAAAAGCAACTAGCTAAGGAAAAAGCAAAAGCTGAAGCAAAGCGGGAAGCTGAGAGGAAAGCGAAGATTGCCGCTCAAGAGAAGGCAAAGAAAAAGGCTGCCGCGAAACTGGCAGCTCAACAAGAAGCAGAACGAAAGGCGCAAGAAGAAGCTGCTCAACAAGCTGAAGATGAAGCTGCTACGACTCAAGTTAGTTTTGATAACTGTGATGATTTAAGAACGGAATATCCGAATGGCGTACCTAGCTCACATCCGGCATATGATTCAAACATGGATCGTGACAAAGATAATTTTGCATGCGAACGCAATTAAAAATCATACTATTTATATGAAAGAGGTCATAACATGGAAACTGCCGAAAGAATTTTCATTCCTAAAAAATTAAACAGCGCTACTGTCTCTAGCTTTATTAACTCTGCTATTGAAGTTTTAGAAGGTGAAAAAAAGATGAAATATCCAGAGATTATTTTTGATTTTTCTCGACTTCACTTCGTAGAACCCGCTGGCTTCGTCACTCTATACAATACACTTCAATTCTTGATTTCTAGAGGGTGTAAAATTTACCTCAGCATAAATAGAGATAATTGTAGCCCAGCTGTAAAATACTTAGACGATTCAGGATTCTTTAAACAATTTGGAATCGATTTAGACTTAAAACCCCGTCTACGTCCTACAACTACAGAAATCCAGTCAATTAAAGCGTCTAATTTCCGATCATGGTCTTCAAATACATTGGTTCCTTGGTTACAGAGACAAACTGGAAACACAAAAAGTTCTTTCGATGATTTAGAATCAGCAATAAGTGAAATTTTCAATAACATCAATGATCATGCACAATGCGAAGGTGTCGCTGGAGGTTTTGCCCAGTACTTCCCTAACGATAATAAAATAAGGATTGTTATTGCAGATTTTGGGGTAGGTATTAGACATACCGTTAGAAGATTCCAAAAAGATATTTTCACTCATTCTCAAGCGTTGAAGTGGGCTTCTGAGAAGAACAATTCAAGTGGTAGCACTCCGAAAAATAGAGGAGTTGGACTCACGCATATTCAGCAATGCACAGCAAACTTGAATGGTGTTGTTGCATTCAAAAGTGGCGATGCAGAAATGCGCACCCAAAATGGCGAGAGAAAATTCTCTAAAGCAGAATACCACTATCCGGGAACGTATATCGAGGTTATACTTGATTCAAGGCACATACCAAATATCCCTGATGAAGAGGAGGACTTCGAGTGGTGACAATTACAATTAAGGATCATGTATCCGAAGGTTTCACCAATGATGATGGCGGCCTTCTATATGACATCATTAAATCCGCCATGAAAGATCATGACATTATTAATTTATCATTTGAGGATATGAATGCTATCTCATCTTCATTCCTCAATAGCTCTTTGGTGAAAATAAAAGAAGAAATCGGATTTGGCGAACTTAAGAGACGGTTTAAATTTGTAAAAACTACACCTTCAATCAATTCTACAATCCGGACTCGATTTTCACAAAATCATATTAGCGCTTGATTTTAATAAGACACTTTTTTTAAAATCAAGTATACTCAAAGCACCTTCTCTGGTGCTTTTTTGTAGTTCCAAAATCGAACGTACGTTCTAAAAAGCATGAACTGGGGGCCATGACTATGGCAAATATCAAAAAGAATCCGAAGACTGGACTATGGTGGGTTCGACTCTCACTCGGTACAGATGAACGAGGAAAACGAATCCAGCACTACTACTCCAACAAACGAAAACAAGAGGTTGAGTTTTGGATCGCAGAGCAACTGACTGCGCGAAGAGATGGGACGATCCAGAAAGTCATTCAAGTAAGAACGATGGAACAACTCATCGAACTGTGGCTCGAGGACCATGTCCGACTGACCAAGGCCACAACCACCTATCATTCCTACCGCTCCATCGTCCGACAAATACCAGATTGGTTCATGAAGCTGAAGGTCGATCGGGTTGAAGCCATCCATGCGCAACGTCTGCTCGCGGATTGGCACCGGGATCAAATCAAAGCTTCGACGGTCAACTCTAGACGTGCCATCTTCGTCGGCATGTTCAGTTGGGCGATTCGGATGAACAATTACAGAGGGTCAAATCCCTTCTCAGCGGTCACGAAATTGAACGAAGGGCTAAAGGAGATGCAGACGTATTCCGCAGAACAACTCTCCCGCTACTTGCGCACCGCACGTGATGTGATGACGACGGGGAACTACGCTGCGGTGATGTTGATCAGCTACACCGGTCTTCGTGCTCGTGAGGCGACGGCTTTGCGCTGGTCGGATGTCGACTTCGAACGGATGGTCATCATGGTGAAACGGACGGCAATCGAGGTCAAGGGAGGCTATTCATTCTCAAACACAAAAGGTAAGAAGGTCCGGGTCGTCACCATCTCTCCGCATGTCGCTGAAGAACTTCGTCGCATCCGTGTCGAACAACGCTACGATAGTTTGCGTATGGGCTGGCGAAATGAAGAAGACTTGGTCTGCCTTGGTGTATCGGGCGCCTATCTATGGCATTCAGGGCTACGTCGGCGTCACATTGAGACGTTCAAGACCGCTGCACTCCCGAAGATCACATTGCACGGTCTTCGTCATACGCATGCTTCACTCTTGATGGAAATCGGTGTCCACGCGAAGGTAATCCAGGAAAGACTGGGTCATGCGGACGCCACTTTGACAATGGACACCTATGCTCACGTATTGCACACTTTACAATCGGATACGGCGAAACAATTCGAACAGCTTTTGAAACGCAAAAAAACCGCTCAACAGAGCGGTTCGTGA